ACCAGAGCCATCGAAGCCGAAAGACCGCGCCGCCGACGCCTCGCATACCGCGACAATATGATTCCATACATAGCTATGCGGCTCGATGACGGCCCACGGATGCGTATAGGCTACCGCGTCCACGTCGATTCCGCACGTATCATAGGTGCCCGCGACCTTATCGTTGAAGTCAAACACACCCGATACGCCGACGTTTGTATTAGCCGCGTAGTAGTATGCGGGGTCTCCATAGTTGAGCATCGGCGCGTCGATATCCGCCGTGGCCCCCGCCGCCTTGGCAATCGTGACCCGTATCCTGTCGCTTGCCGAGTCGGTGATGGTATGCGCCACGCTGATATAGCGAAAGCTCCCCGTATTGCAAGTATACGTCTCCGCCGTGCTATCGTTAAGCGTCGAGCCCGTGTACTCGGCTATCGTGACCGTGACATCCCCGTTGTACTTGGCAAGGCACGAGAAGCTAAAGCGCTCTCCCTTGGTAAGATCAAACGTAACGATTTGGTAAACACTGGTAGTTCCCGACGCAAGTTGTAGGCTATTGGTTTGCATGAGCCCCGTGCCAGCCGCGATCGTGCTCGCAACCGGCGTCCATGAATTGCTAAGCGTCCCGGCGAATGTGGTCTGCCCCATGTAATTATATTCTTCCGCCCTCGTCGCAAGCCGTACATACTCATGCAGTAGGCTAGTTCCCCAGGTTGACGGGTCGGCGATGCCGGTCGCCGAGGCTATCGAGGCAAGGGAGAGCGTGTAGCCTGCGTACTGTTGGCCGCGCCACATGATCCGCCGCACAAAGTTGTAGCTATAATCATACGCAGTGCATGATACCGTGCCATTAGCGCCAAGCGCCGACCCGCGCCCGAGCCCGCCCACGGGGATGACGCCTACAAAAATAGGCGCCACGTTCGAGTCGCCGCCTGCCGGGTACAAGGTATCGGACGGGTAGAGCGTGTCCGATGGATAGAGGCCATCGCCGCTTTGATACCAGTCTTCGACCCATACAGGGATTTGGCGCTGTAAATACTTTTGCGTGACCGTCCCGTTGTAGATACCGCCCTCTGGTGTGAAGGTGCCGTATTGGTCGTCGGAGAACTCGCCATTGGTATTGTGCAAAGCTAGGGCCAATTCCCCCGCCTTGCCATTCGTGCGCCGCGTCCCGATCTGGTAGACGTGGCGCGTTATGTTGCACCGCTCTTCGCCGCACGCGTGGCCGTTGAATGACCAGAAAGCCTCCGCGTTGTAGACGGTCTTAAAGTTGTTGAGCACGTCGGTCGCGCTGGCCTCTACGCCGTATATCTTAAGCCACGCAAGGCCCTTGCCTGAATTGACGACAAGCTTTGTCGAGTATTGCGAGATTGAGCCTATAGCGTCGGTATCCTTGAGCGTGCCGTCGATATAAAGCTTCTGACTTGACGCCCCGATGACGACGGTGATCCGGTGCCATCCGCCAGTGATCGTGGCGCTCGATGCCACCGCCCCGAGCGTTGACGTGACCGACGTGCTCGTGACCACGAGGCTATAGCCCGTGCCGCCGCCTGACCACGCAAGCACCGTCGTGCTGGCGGCTGGCGTGTTGAGCATCAAGTCAATCGTCATCGGTTGCGTAAGCGTATGGATATAGGTCGCCGTGCCCTGATAGGAGTAAAATCGGCCCATGTTATAGGTCGATTGTTTGTACGTGAAGCCATTGTTAGACGCTATCGGCGGGTACTGGATGCCGCGAGGATTGATATACACGCGCTTCTCATGCGCGAAGTTCTCGATGATGTCATCTTTCCAGGCCGCCGATATATTGCTAATCACTACCAGCCCCTCCCGGCTTTCTCGGCGGCGCGTACCGCCGTGGCCTCAAGGGCCCTCCGTTCCCATATCGAGCCCTGAACATATTGGTTTATAGTGATACCGCCGCCCCCGCCCGATCCGCCGCCTGAGCCCGCCGTCGAGGAGGAGTAGGCGGCTTGCTCGGCTGCGCTCGTGGTCGCCGCGTCCACAAGGGCCACAAGCCCCGAGGCCACGATGAGCGCAAGACCCACGGGGAAGTTTACACCGATGACCTGTAGGCCCGCCGTTAAGAGCATCATCGGGAGCTGGTCAACGAAGCGCACCATGTATTCATCGAAGCCCTTTGCCGCGTCTTCCCAGCCTACCGCGTGGGCAACATCGAGCGCATGCGCGGCTTCCATGAGGATATCAATGCCCGTGCTCCCTAGCTGCCCTATCCATTGCTCTTGCCAAGCGGCGAACGCTTTTTCGGCCTCTGCTTTCTCGCGTGCCGTTTGCGCGGCGATGGTCTCGATCTGCTCGGCCTGGCGATAGAGCCCCACAATCTCTCGGGCCTTTGTCGCCTTGTCGCCTAGTATGTCGTCCACCTGTTGCTGGATTCGTAGCTCGGCCATGCCCGCATTGATAGCACCGACCTGGGGGCTCTGGTACATGTCGAAGGCGTCGCCGCCCGTGCCCTTCCAGTCAAACTGGGGATTCATTCCGCCCTTCATCAAGGCTTTCTGCGCCTCAAGGATCGGGGCCGACTCCATGCCGCCGCCCATTGCTTTCTGTAGATTCTGGTAGGCTTCTGCGAGATTATTGACCGTTCCTACCGCACCGCCGCCTGCTGCATTTTCAGCCTCAGCTATGCGGTCAAACTCGTCCGCGAATGCCTGGCTAAAGTCAACAATCTCCTCCATAGTGTCGGCGATTTTGTCAACCTCTTCACCGGCTTCTAGGATGTTCATTTTTAGCTCGATCCAAGTTTCTGTCAAGAGAAGCTGAAAGGCCCGCTCTGCCTCCGCCGCTTCTTCAGCCTTGGCCGCCGCATCCTCCGCCTCGCGCCTGGCCGCCGCAGCCCTGCGTGCCCGCTCTTCCGCCGCAGCCGCCGCGTCCTGCTCTTGCTTCGTAAGCGTCATCAATTCATTTATGTACTTGGTTATTTCTATGACATTCGCATTATAAGCCCGGCGCGTTAGTGCTTCATACTCAGTAAGCTTGGCCCCCGAGGCCATCTTTGACTCAATGCGCGCGGCCTCGCCCCTAAACTCCTCCAACGCCTTGAGCGCTTGGGTTTTATTGGCTACACCTTCGGCGCCTTTCGCGCGTAAATCTTCTATTGTTTTCTCGGCTGCCTTACCAGTGGTGCCGAATATAGACCGATTCATTTCGACCGCAAGGGCCGCCGCTTCCATGACAGCCGTTTGTATCGAGGCGATAAGTGCGCCTATATCTTCCTGCATATCGGCAACCATGTCAGCCATGTCGCGCTTCATGTACCCGGAACTCTGACGGATAGATTCAGCCGAGTCCTTGAATCGCTTACCGACTTGCTCTATGCCCTTACCGGCTTGCAGTTCTTCAACGGTTAAATCGCGTAAGTATGTTTGAGTCTCGCCAAGCTCGCCCAAGAGCCCCGACAATGTGCCGCTTAGGTACTTGACAGACGTTGCCATGTCCTTGCCGGTAACCATCGAGTAATCTGCGGAGACTTCTAGTATTTTCTTAATCTGGTCTTCGGTGCGCCCGTAGCTTGCAAGTAGCGCGGCTTGCTCTCTCAAGAGGTCGTCTCCGTAGTATGTTTGATCTTTTATTTTCTGTATGTATTCTTCTATGCGCTCGGTCGCGCCCACATATAGCTGACTACTCGCCCCTAGCGCCGCATTGAATTGCAGTACCGTGCGCTCACCGTATGCATAGGCGTCAAAAAACGCTTGGCTTGTATTCCATAGGTCGCCTATAACGCGCGTCGCCATTTGGAAGGCGGCTACCGGGCCTTGCATAACATCGCGCAATTTGGCGAAGGTATCGCCAAGACCGCCAGCAGCTTTCTTCCCTTGCTCTGCGCCTTGGGTAAGCTTTTGCAGATTGACAACCGCGTCCCGAGTATCTGCCATGACCTTTATAATTAGTTCGTCGGCTATCATGGCTTCCCCTTTCGTTGCATCTTCTCGGCCTGGATGCCCGCGCTTACCCGGTCAAACGCTTCCATGACATCCCAAATATGCGCGGGCGCGTCGGCCCAGTTGCCCCACGGGCTCCCGTACTTTTGCACCTTGGCCCATAGCCCGAACGCCTCGAAGAAGTCGCCCGCGTTCTCAAGGATGTAGCGCCCGATAGCGCTTTTCTTTATCCACTCATCGGGCGCAACGTACTTCCACCACACCTGACATTCATCGGACAATTCCGCCATTATCATAGCCGCCTCTAGCGGCGATGCGTGGTAGTCGGCTAGCTCGCCGTTTAGCATCGCCGCAAAGGCGGCTATCAGTTTTTTTCTGGCGCTCCCTTGTGCTGCAAGATGTAGCCGCCGACTTCGTCCTGCATATCCTCGAAGTCCGACGGCAACTCTGCGAATTGCTTGCCCGTGGTGATCTTCTCGCCGTTAACTTCAAGGCCATCGATACTATCGACACACAATAGTATAGCCTTCGCATTCTCGACCTTAAGCCTAATGCTGGACTTGCCAGCGGGGCCGTCTTGAACGAGCCTATCGATGTCAGTCAAGTAGTAGCGCAATTCCTCACGTTCCCGCATAGTGGGAAAGTGAATCTTGAAAACGGCTGGCTTTGCATCCTCGGCATTGCCGTAGGCTTTCGGGGTGTACTCAACATTGCGCGCAACGGTAAACTTCAAGACGGCCTCCTCTTAGGTGCTGGTACAAGTCTTGGGGATCGACTGCAAGGCGGTTTCAAAGCTAAACGCATTGATGCCCGCAACCGTCCCAGAATCGCTAAACGAAATCGGCAAGACGCGGAACGTCTTGACTTCCTTGTTCGCGCTCTTCTTAAGCCGAATAAGGATCGTGGAAGTCCCGGCCTCCTGCGCCGAGCGAATGGCGTCCTGAGAAGTGTCAGCCGGGTCGTACTGGCCGGACGCCGAGAAGGTGCCCGAGTAGATGCCGTGGATGGACTTTTTGATAAGGTCGCCGAATGCGCCATTGTCAAGCTCGGCGCGGTTAGAATTAAGCGTGTAGGAAGAAAGGTAGCCGATCTTCGTACACGTCCCTTGGGTCAAAGTAATCACGTCAGCAGACACAGTACAGGTGCCCTGCGTTACAAGGTAAATGCTCGTATCTTTTCCGGTCTCAACCGACATTGCTCAACCTCCCTTAGTAAGTCGTAAGGCTTGGCGGTACGCATCGCGCGCCCCGCGCAAAAACATTTCCCGTTCGCGCATTTTTATGCGCTCCATTTCGGCGGTCGCTAGCTCGTCGTCAAGTTGCGCAAGTTGCTTCGCTAAGATGACCTCGGATTCTGGCGGCGGATCGAATCCGTACAATGGCCGCGCGGGCATTATTAAACTGCCATCGCTAATCTGTACCTCGATGCCTCGCCCGCGCGCGACGCCGATCATGTACAACACATGCTCCCGCTGTGCTCCATACTCGCCGTCTGCCGCCATATCGATACCCCATAGCCCTATAACGTCAGGCTCGGCGTCAATCGCCAGGGCCAGTAAATACGCTATCGAGCTAGTAAACACTGGGCCGAATTGCTCCCGTAATTCGCCAGGGTATAGGGTCTCGTCCGCTCCCGATGATTCCCGACCTATTATATATGCATTTCCAACTTTGCGCAAGTCATCAATGGCGCAATGCTCGTGTATTTCTATCACCACGTCTGCGCGCGGGATGGCCCCATAGACGCGGCCCGTGGTGTACACTTCCCAGTCGTCACTATCGAATGGCGCGTCAAGCATCGTGGTTCCAGCGCCGACTATGGCTATGTTCATAGCAGCACCTTGAGAAGCACGCCGCTTGTGATGGCTACCGCGATACCGACAGCCCACTTGGCATTATCGCCCATGCCCTTTTTAGTTTTCTCTTTAGTGTCGATGGTATTTTTAAGGATGGCAACGTCCTTTTCAATGTCGCCGATGCGAGCCCCGCGCCCGTCATTGCTCTTTTCAAGAGAGCACACCTTTTCCCTTAATACCCCTTGCTCAAGGGCTATGCGGTGCATGTCATCGCGTAGGCCGTCGAGCTTCGTGTTCGTCTCGTCCACGCTTGCCTTTACCCCTCGGAGCATTTCAAGTATAGCATCGATGTCCATTCGCTCCCCCTTAGTATTCACATTGTATTCCATAGTCGCTCGTCCAAATAAAGCGCTTTGTTTCCTGGTCGTATCGCTCGCGCCGCCCCATCGGCTCGATAAGGTGTGCGGTCAAGCCGCCCGTAGAGCCAGAGCGGTAACGGAGCAATGCCCGCAATCTATCGTCAATCGCTGATCCTGTTTTGCTTACCGATACCACGTCAAACTGGTAACGGGCGAGGACGGTTGAATCGGTCTTATCAAACGATACCGCCTGGTCAACGTCGTCCACTTTGCCGAATACGACGTAAGGCACGCTACACCCTTCCGGGGCCGTGATCCAGTACAGGCGGCCCGTGGTGAGCGATGGCGCGCCTCCGCCGCCAAGGTAAGCCATGAGCGTGGTATCCGCGCGGAGGTACGTGTCAAGCGCTTCCTGGATTGTCATTTGGCCTCCATGACTTTGACATGCGGGTGACGGTTCGCGTACCGCTCCATATTCTCGGCTAACTCTTTCGCGCTTATCTTCCCGATTTGCGCATATACCTGGTCGCGCGCGGGGCGCATGTAGGGTTGCATGGGGTAGCCTGGTTTCTCTGGTAAGCCATACTCAACGGCGAGCGCATATTCAACGGCGCTGCCTACGTGCGCGGCTTGGTCTTCGTTGGGCGAGCTTATCAGTTTTTCGGTCGAGCCCTCGGACTTGTAAAAGCCCTTCATGGCCACCGATATGGAATTGCGAAGGTTGCCGCTTTTGACTGGCACGGCGTTTGCCGCCTCCGCCTGGATCGCAAGCGCAATCTTGAGGACGGTGGGGCCGATTGTCTCATCGTTAATCAAGGCTTCATATCCCATCGCCTGAGACCTCCTGTACTAGCACCTCTTGATGATGGCCGGGCCTAAGCGGGATATTGTCGGGCCGGTCTACCACTTTCATATACCGACCATTATACTTGATTATTGAGTTAGACGCAAGCGCAACGCTCGTGTCGCAGAGTATTACATGCGTGGTGATCGGCGCCATGTCGCCCGCGATAAGACGCTCCATGCTGCCCACCTGGTCAATCGCGCATTGAAACGCGGTACACGTTTGCGCCGCCATCGGGGGATAGGGGTGCACCGAGCAGGTCGCGCGGGTGATTATGTAGGCCGTCTCGGTGAACCACTTAGACATGCTCATAGCTCAATGATCCCGCCGACCCATGAGCCGCGCCTGTCGTTGTAGTGCTCGCGCCGTAGCCCTTTGAGTACGCGGACATTGCGCCACTTGTTGAGCGCCCTTAGTATCTCATCAGGGTAGCCGTCGGCATTGGTTGACGCTTGCCGCGAGTATGAATACTTGCCGATATTCTCGGACTGCATGCCAGCATCGGCCATGTGATCCATCTGGTAGGATATCATGCGCGATGCAATGAGCTTGAGCCCGTTCGGATATTGCACGAGCTTGACGTATCCGATGAATGTTGCCGTCTCGCTTGTCACCGCTTCCGTAACCGTCAAGGCGGTATCGGCTACGCTCGCAATCGTGAAGCGCCCATCATTGCGCTTCGAGCCCGTGAAAGCCACAATGTCGCCCGATACCATGCCGCTGGCTGTGAAGCCGCCCTCGGCGAGGTCGAGCGTATACACGGGCCCCGCCGCCGCCGTGGTCGTCATCGTTCCCGATACTTCCACATCGGGATTCGTAAAGGCGTTATTACAATACTCGACTATGTACGCCTCTACCTCGGGGATGAGCGCGGATATGCGGGCGTCACGCGTCGCGTCGGTGCTCGTGATTCCGTTTAGCGTCTTGTATTCCGCGAGCGTGATGACCGCCATTTACTCCCCCTTGCGCTTGCGCGGCTTTTCGTTATCGTGCGCGGCGTTGACCCGATACACTGCCTCGCCCGGCCTGTCGCTTCGATAGCCACGCCGTAGTAGCTCGGCCATAACGTATGCATTTTCGGTCTCTAGCTGGCCGCGATGATCGAAGAGGCACACCCGGCGCGCTAGCTCGTCATCCCATACCCGCTCGCCGGGCCGCCCGTAGAATAGCATTACGCGTCCTCAAGCCATCCGCGATAAGCGCATACCAGCGGGCCGCTAAAGCCCGTGGCCCCGATGCCGCTTACCTTAATGTCAACGCCCTCGTAGAAGGGTATCGGAGTCTTAAGGATAATCGACTGATCGCCGTTGACTATGAGCGATTCCACGAATGGGTAGAAGATGCCCATCGTTCTGAATCCACTATAGCCTTCCATCGTGGCGCGAAGGTACATGCGGGCCATCTGGACTTTCGTGTCGTTCGGAGTGACCGCCCCGAATGATACTGCGTCAATCATAAGCCGCTTACCAGCGGGCACAGTGTAGACGCTAGACCTTTCGATGTTGAATCCGAGCGTGATATTTCCATAGACGGTATTCGGGGCAGCTTGCAACTGGAGCTGGATCGCAGCAACGGGCGAGCCCCCAGAGCCGACCGATACCACGCGCATATTGTTGAGCCGATAGGTGTCGGTTAATGCCGCGCCGCCAGCGCCCTTAAAGTCAACCGCCGTCGCACCGTTAAGCGCAACAAGGATATTCTTCTCGGCGAACGCGCTCGTAAGGTAGTAGATTTCTAGTACCTGCGCTCCCGTAGTTGCCGACTTGTCCACTATGGTATATGCCCGCGCGGTCGCGCACGATCCGCCCTTGGAGAATCCGCCACCGATGACGAGCGTCCCGGTTGCCGCGTCGGTTATGTCGGTAATGTAGCCGAACTCTGGGCTCGCCCCTTTGGGGTCAAGAAGCACGATGTCGCCAACGGCAACCGAGGTGCCCGCAGTGAAATCGACGCTCGCATCGATGAGCGTGGTGGCGTTCCCGCCCACGTCACACTTGACGGTCTGGTTTGCGCCCTCGGCGTTACCGAAAATAACCGTCCCCGCGTCGCCAGCGTTACCCGCCGCGATGCGCCATTGAGCGGAGGCGGTAGGGAAAACATAGCTCCCGCTATTGCTCCATACGTCCTCTTCTGAAGTCGTCACCGCAGCATTGTAGCCAAACTTAACAAATGGCTTGGCGCGATATACTTTCCCCTTGGCAACCGCGAGGGGATAATCCCCCCCGAATTGCTCGAACATTTCAGTGAGTCTAGGCGTTGACATTTTCTACCCCTTTCGGTTTCCTGCCGCGCTTCTTAGGCGTGTCTTTCGGCTTGTCGATTTCGACAAGCGCGGGAGGCTCGAATGAGTACCCGCGCTTCTTTGCTTCTGCAATCATTACGGGGTTTGACGTATCGAAAGGCCCGTCTATAAAGTCCCATACAACCCGACTACATCCGGGCGCTAAGAATTGGCCAACCCCGTATATTTTCATGCCTACTCCGTCGTCATTAAGCCGCCAGCCGCAGAGGCCGCAGTCGCGGGCATATTGGCGTACACGCTCGCGCCCCATCCGGTAACCTGAGCTGCCGCGCAATCCATGCAGATAATCTCGTCAACCGAGCCCGATACTATGTGAACATCGGCGGGTGTGGCGGTCGAGAGTGCATAGTTGAAGAGGCAATTCTTGAACACGGTGCCCGTGCCGCCTGAAGTCGAAACGCTCTTGACCGCCCCGTGCGCAGTGCCAGCCGACACCATGCCGACAATCTCGCAATCGATGAACTTGTTGCGCTTGACGGTGCCGCTCAGGATGATTTCAGCCGCCGCATTGTCGCCCTGCGCAAAGGTGTTAGTCCCTATGACACAATCGCGGAAGGTACACTCGGAGCCCGTAAGGGTAAGTGAGTTGTTATTCGCCGAGGTCGCAGCGCCAGCGCCGCCGACAATGTGGCATCCCTCGAAGTAGTTCCGCTCGCCCGATACCGCAACGCCGCCAATCTCAAGGGCGTTGGTTCCGCCGTTGTAGAAGTGGACGTTATAGAAGCGGTTGTTTGCGCCGGAAACCGTGAGCATGGTTGGAAGCACGCTCGTAACCGCAGTATGCGCGCCTACGGTCAAGGTGCCTGACGTAATCGTGATGACCGTAGCAGTCACCGTGGCAACGGTCAAGGCAACAGCGTTCACGTTGGTGATGAACTGCATACCGACCGCCCAGCCGTCCGTGAGGAATGAGCCGGTAGCACGGGTGAGCGAGGTATCGGCAACCGCAGTCATGGCAACGGTTGAAACAATGGTCTTGTTGGCTACGCGCGCTCGTCCGCCCATAGCGACAGGGGCCGCAACGCCGACCACAGTGATACCGTTCTTCGCCCATGCGAGATTTTGATAGATGTACGACGTGGTAGCCGCACTGGTCGCCCCGTAGGACAAAAGCGCGATCCCGTCGCCATCTGCTGCTTTTGCGTAGGCCCGCACGAGGCTCGCAACAGCGGTGTCAATCGTGCGCCCGTCGGACGTATCGGCCCCGGAAGTGGGGTCTACGAAATACCACTGGCCGCGAATTAACGGAAGGGAGCCCACATCGGAAATAGTCTCAAGGGCGTTGCCCAATCCCTTCGATATCGCAGACGATCCTTCAAACTTCATTTGCATGTCTCCTTGTAGGAAATAGGCCAGGGGTTAGCCCCTGGCCCGTATGGTTACGCGGAAGTAGCGAGGCCCGTGATCGCGCCGTGCATCTCCTCGGCACCGTAGTCAAAGCCGACCTGCATGTACAGGAATCCGCCCTTCTTGGCCGCCACGGTGCCCTTGGTGTAATAGGCAACGTCAAGGCCATCCGCCGAGTAGGAAGCCGACTCGTTGACCTCATCCATGCTCGGGGGCACGGGGAGGAACACCGGCGCGCAAAGCGCCAGGTCAACAAGGTACGCCTCATCGGTCGGCATCTGGGGATCGAAAAGCGCGGGGATGCCGGTCGCGGGGCCGCCAGGGACGAAGAATCGCGAAATCGCAGTGCCGCCCGTCATGCGATCCATTGGCGCGAATCCGTAGATATCGTCCAGCATCTGGTACTGGAAGGCGTTACACACGAACGCGGTATTCTGCCAGATCGCGCCGGATGCGATCATCTCGCGCACAAGCTCGGCGAGCATGGACTTCTCAAGCTTCTTGCCGCCAGCGGCTACGGTGTTGGTAGTGATGGCGCTCTTAAGGCCGCGAGTAGCAACGGCGGTCGCGCTCGTGCCGACATCCACGAAGGTGCCCTGCAAGCAAGAGAAGTCGAAGTTGACGGCAAGCTGCTTGAGGCCGACCATCTTCTGGAACTCGAGGTTGCTAAGGGCGGCGCCGAATCCATCGGCATTGATGTCGGAGAACTGGCCATTTAAGGACTGCTTGAGCAAGGTGGCTTCAACATCATACTTTTGAATCTGAATGACGTTGGTATCCTGCGCAAGCGTGGTCGTGGTGGGCTCGGCCTCGGCCATAGCCGCATCCTCGGACTGGACAGTCTGGGCCGCAGCACCAAGCGCCCACGGGACGGCAATGGGGAACTTCTGCGCCGAAACACGCTTGGCGTTCCGAGCGATAGCCGCGAGGAAGGGCGCCTGCTGGGCGCCAATAGCGAACAATTCGCCGCGATAATTTAGGGTATCAGAATCCATGGGCGTCGATGCCATATACTACTCCTTGTTGCGCTGCATGAGGCCCTTAATGCGGAGCATCTCAACTCCGTCATTCTTGGCCACTGCCGCGTCGTACTGGGCCTTCAGGTCCTGAGGGCCCTCGCCAACTTTGGGCGGCTCACTGCCGCGCCATCTATCTTTAATCAACTTGCTCGCGTAGTCGTCGCGGCTCTTGGAAAACGACTTAAGAAAGGCTTCAACTGCCGCGTCGGTCTCGGCCTCATCATTGCCAAGGAATCGAGCAGCAAAGCTCGTATCGATACCGGCCTCGGCAAACTTAGGCGCAACGCGCCCTAGCAATGCCTCGTGCTTGTACCTTGCTTCGGCTTCTGCTTTTGCGTCTTTAAGCGCCTTGACCTCGGCAGCTAGTGCTGCAACTTCCGGGTTTTGGGGCTTTGGCTTGTACTCTGCTTCCAGCTTTTCGCGTTCAGCCTTCAGAATCTCAGGGAGCTTCGATTCTGAAAACTTGGTTTCGTATTCCGCTACCTTCTTGGATAGCCGCGAATCATACACCCTATGCAAAAAGTCGTTCGCATCCACAAGCTTTTCCGCGTCCTCAACGGAGCCGATCTTGACCGCCCCGTCAAAGCCGTTTAGAAACTGCCTCACCGCCTCGCGCTGCTCAGGCGCAACCGCCGCCACTACGTCCGCAATCGTCATTCTTTCGCCTCCACCTCGCAAGGCATATACCCCGCAAAGTAATTAGGGGCCGGGCTCGCGCCGCTCCTCTGGGCATATTCGCCCTAGCGTGCTACTCTACACCACGCCCCAGTGGTAGCGTATCATAGGTTGATTGTATTGTCAAGTCAAGCGCTCGGAATAGTCGGGAATTATTTTGCAAGATTATAGTTGACAAGGACGCCGCGAGGGTGTAAGATTGAGACAAGGAGGAATGAATATGGCCAGTAAACGCGCGACGCGCCGCCAATCATGCGCATGTAAGGTGCGGCATGAGAACTACTACGGAGCAATGATAGCCTATAAGCGATTCAACGGGCCCGACCGCATCGGGCTTCGCATCTACAAGTGCGGCTTTTGCGGCGGCTACCATATCGGGCACATCGACCGCGCAACGGCGTTCTTGATCGCCGAAAGGTGGGGGGCGTGATGCACGGGGAGTATACCATAGAGATAGGAACGGCGCACGAATGGGGTTATGAGTTTATGGAGCTATCGACACCATCTCTACTCATGCCGCCATCATGTAGCTGCTATTTCGACATGCCGCCGAGCCGACAAACTTCAATGCTTAGACGATGGCTTGAGGCTCGCATGTACAAACCTGCCCCTGCGCCGCCGAAGCTGCCAACTCAACGCGACTTAGATATACAAACCGCATACGTCGAGATAGAGGAGTTCTTGCATCCGAAGATTGGTAACGATACCGAGAGGAGGGGGGCGTGAAAGAACAATTTTGCGGAAGGTGGCATCACCTGAGCGCGAGCACCTTTGACAATCAAGTCATCATGTCTATCGTCAGCTCAACCAGGGGCCCCGCCATGCAAAGCTCGGCGAAGACTATCCTGCTCAAGCCAGAGACTCCATACGTCATCGTGTTTACTAATGACGGCATGCGGCTATACGATCTATACGAAACAGACATGGAGACGCCGACATCATAGACGCGGCAAAGGGGTAGCCCTAATACTTCTTCGCCTTGGCTTCGGCTGGCCATCCGTTCTCGGGTGTCCAGCCTTTTTCTTTGGCCCACTTTTCATAGGTCGTATACGGTTGCAAGCCTTCACCGCGTATCCGCCGGAGCTGTGGCGAGAAGCCTTCCACGTCCTCGACTACCCTGCATCGGCAATTGATGTCCTCGGCAGGATCGCCGAATAACCCAGGGCCTTCGGTACTGTACCCGTGAATATGGAAGAGCCCATTCTCGTCCGCATACTGCCCGTCCAGGGCTGCATGCGTGTCCCGCGTGTCGCCGTCTAGCGTGGCCACCCATCGCCGCCTGGCCTTAACGCCTAACTCTTCCGCCGCATCATAGGTCGCCAAGTGCCCTTGATTATAGGCCCGCGTTGACTCTGTACGCACGATCCGCATTGCCTCGTATGCCGTCGCGTTCACCTGCTCGCGAAGTTTCTTCGCCGTCTTGGCGTACCCTGACCCGGACGCAATGCCCGACGTTATTACTCGGCTTATCTTTGGAACCGCCGCGCTGCCCCATCCCTTGAGACGTTCAGCGAAGTTCTCGCCCGTTTCGCTTGACCATACCGTTTGACGGATCGCCTCGGCGCTAATCTCGGGCCACTTCAATTCCACGCCTGTCGCCTGGTCAAAGGCCCACGCGTTGCCATAGTAGCTTTCCGCGTAGCTCGATGCTATTTGGCTTTGGGTTAGCTTGGCCGCGTCGCGCGTCACCTTGTTATACTCGGCAATGACGGCTTTCTGTACGGCGGCTAGGCGGCCATAGCGTTTAGCCTCAACGATTGACGGGTTATCGCCCATCGAGGCGTAGAGCTTAGATAGTTGGGCCTCAAGCTCATCGTATACGGCGCGGTATCGCCTAGCTATCTCACGCTCGGTCTTAGAGACGGCCTTATCATCGGCCCCCGCGCGCCGTAGCTCGAAGGTGTCAAGCTCTGGCATCGTCGAGCGCCTCGGGATCGGTCGGCTCCTCGTCTACCTCTGGCCCCACGTCAAGCACGTTCGGAATGGCGTTCGCCCGTTGCTCCTCAAGCTTCTTTAGCTCCTCGATGACATCCGGCACAATCGACGCAGGGAGCATCCGCAAGAGGGTTTCGTCGCTTAGTTTGCCGTCCAAGAGCGCCATGATCTGAGCGATATTGAGCACGTCGTTCGGCAAGTTCCGCCGCCAATCGATTGTGATATCGGTGTTGATTTCAGACCCGACCGTCATCGACCCGCGCAAACGTTGGTACAACTTGAACCGATCCTGTAGCCCGCGCATGAAGTAAGACGTGATTCGCGTGCATAGGTACTCAAACCCGAGTAGCTTATAGAGCTGGGCGACGCCCGACGCCGTGGCGAACGTGTCATCGTTCGGATTAAAAAGCGATAGCATCTCATAGGTCAAGCGCTCGATCCTGTCAGCCGTAGCCTCAATGAAGGTGCCCGCCAAGTCCTTGGTAAGATATGCAACCTGGTTTTGGACGGGCTCAGGCAATCCCTCGATGACGCCGGTCTGCTTGACCCTATCGGCGTCCGTCTGCCCGTACTCGTCGGGATCGGTGTTGAAGCGCAATGTCGTGAGCATGATAGATGCAGCATGGCGTGCCAGCTCGTTGGCGTAGTTCTCGGAATGCAGGTTGTCCAGGAAGTCGATGAGCGCTATGCAATGGTCGAAAATGTTTGATCCATCGAAGTCTATCATAAACTCGACCACCGGTACGCGATTATAGGGGTGGGGTTTTGTTCCATCTGGATCAATCTTATACCCAGACGAGTACGAAGACGATACGAAGCGCGTAACCATGGACTCATCATAATAATCAGCTATGAATTGATCGTCTACCTTACGCCAGTGGATGAAGCCGATTAACTTTGCCTTAAGGTCGTTTAACTTAATAGGGATGGCCTCATGCCTTGGCACTGGCGCAAACTCGTCATCACCGCCTTCGCCGATCCAATGCAGCTCATAGGCGCGCCCATGCACAAGCCCTGCCCTAAGCTCTTCCGCCGTCGTCAGGCCCTCGTCGTTTGTATCGAGCCATTCATGCGTGGCATCATCAAACCCCTTGCCCGCATAGGTGATATTGCCTTCCTTGCCCAAGTAGCCGACAACAATATCAACCGCGCGGCGGGCTATTGGGATCGGGATGCGAATGTCGGGCTCGTCCTTGGGGTATGGCGCAAGTATCGCCGGGTTATAGCCGCGCCCATATCGCTCCTGCTTGTCAATTCGGGTCAGGTTGCCGACATGCCTCGTTATATGCTTTTCAAGCTCGCGAATATCCATAACCCCTCCCTACTAACCTTCCCGGCACCTTGCCCTTGTAAAGCTCGCCCTTGCGCCCTCCGTATGCCACACGATAGCGGGCGGCGTCTATCCCGTGGTTAAACATATCGATAGGCTCTTGCCGCCACTTGCCATCCTTGTCCTGGCTCCACGTGTAACTGGAGAACTCGCGCTGAAGGTTCGAGGATCGCGGCGTCAGGTGGATGACGTACCGCTTGAGCGTATCAATACCTAAGCGGATCGAGTCGGGCCCCTTGATCGCGGGCTTGATGTACCAGCCCGCACGGTGTAGCTCCTCGATGCTCTTGGGCTCGGCGCTGTCCGCTATAATCTCGTCCGCCTTCTTTACGCCAAGCGCGGAAAACATAGCAGAAATGTCGGGATTTGTCAAGCCCGTGCGGTAGAGGGATTCGTCGAGGTAGAGATGATCGCCTAGTGTCCAGCATCCGATGAGCGTGGTCGGGTCGTTTGTATAGCCGAAGTCTAGCCCATAGCCCATGAACTTAGCGCCATCGGGAACGTCGGCAATGTCCCATTGCTCGAATACCACGCCCTCCACGACGCCCCACTCGCCCAAGCCGTAGACACGATAGGCGGAGGGGTTGCGCTCCTTTAGTCGCTCCATCGCCTCATGATAGGAAGGGTCAAGGAGCGGGTTGTCGCGGTACGTCGTTTTCAGTGTGTATACATTATGCGCATCGGGATTGTCAAAAAAGTATGATTTAATCCAACTAAACGCGCTTGTCGGGTTGAGCGTCAACGTGATCTTCGCAGGCCGACCTGTCACTGTGCGAATACGCCGCTCGATTTCTTCCAGGTCGGCTTGCGTGGTCTGGTCGGCCTCTTCGATCCACGCATCCGTGGGATCGTAGATTGACTTAAGCTTGTTCACGTCATCAAGGCCAACGAGAATAATATCGTTTCCGTTTTTGCACCTGAACGACATCTCTGTCTTATTGACGACAAAAACGCTTGACAATCCCATCGCGGCGATACGGTTTATGAGAAGGTCGAACACTGAGGCCCGCATCGTCTTGGCGACCTTACGGGCGACGATATACCGCGTCTGGTATTGTTGTATCGTACGCAGGATTACATCATCGGCGGCGGCGTATGATTTGCCCGAATTGTGATGAATCATACCATGCGCAATATAGCAATTATTTTCGGGACAGGTTATGTCGTAGTATTGACCCCCGCCGATATATGTGATAGATTTAATGGGGAGGTGCTTAGATGCCAGCTGCTTTGGATCCGGACATTGTAGAGAAGATTCGTATAATGGCGCGTGATGGTTTTTCATCGCGCGAAATCGGTGAGGCTTTAGGCCGAAGTGCCAAGAGTGTGCAAAAGGTATTCCGTAGGTATAATATCTCCTGTCTGCCTCAGCATAGCGTCCCGCCAAGGTTGAATCACTTTTGGAAGGGCGGTGTGATAATAGACAAGAGCGGATACGTTCTAATAAAGATAAACGGCCATCCTTTTGCAAGTAAGTCTGGCTATGTCCGCGAGCATCGCCTTGTAATGGAGCAAAGCCTTGGTCGGTATCTTCTCCCGAATGAAGTTGTACACCATATCGACGGCAATAAGCAGAATAACCAGTTAGAAAATCTCGAACTATTCCAGTCAAATAGCGAACATTTACGCATAGAGTTGACAGGCAAGTGCCCCAAGTGGAGCCCCGAGGGATACGAAAAGATGCGTCAATCAAGACGTGACTACTGGGCAAGATTGCGCGAAGCTCGCGCCAGCCCTGATCCGTCAATAAGCGATGGCGAGCCGTGCAATCAATAGTGAATCCATTCTCAAGTATAACTCTAAACAGTGGCGCTTTGGGGTATTGCTTTGGCGGAGTGGCATAACTATAGCATCTAGCCCCATCCCGCCATGACGCTACTAGACCACCACGAAAACGCTTAATGGGTATTAAGCCATTAAGCGTTTCGATTTTAGTTGAACCCGACACGCATCCACTACCGCCGACAAGTACGTTAAACTTATACTTACTGGAGAAGAAGTCGCGGAATGCGCCGAGTTGCTTAATCTCCGCCATTATCGCTTGCGGGGTCAATGAACTTGATAGCCACCTCTAGCGGGTTCTCATCCTGGCCGCCAAGGTCAACGGTCTGGCGGGGTAGGCCATCGACGCGGTCTCCTATCATCTTGCAGAATGCAGGGTCGCCCTTAAGCGCTTCGCCCCATATCATGTTAGCCAACGCTACCCGGCGCTCAACCTTCGTGCCGTCGGGCAATGTTTGGTCAACAAGGAATGCCTGTTGCCTGAGTGTTTCGGTTATCGTCTCGCCTTTGCGTGGCCGCCCGTTAGGGTTACCAGACTGGCCTTTAACGAACGCCATTCTTGCATTCTCCTTGCTTTACAATTACCGACCAACGGTCAGCTAAACTACCGCCCCTTCGCAATCGCCCTTATCATCCTTGCGCCCCTCGTACAGCGGGTACGCTTCATCGATGAGGACTGCAATAGCATCATCAATGTCAACGCCTAATACCCGAGCAATTTTATCGACCTTAGCAACCGTATTCGCGCCCATAAAAATCTGAGTGTAGAACATTAGACCGCCTCCTTTGCTTCCACTGGCTTTATGTAGTGCTTCGTCATCTCGTCAATAAGGTTCCCGACCGATACCCCGCGAGCCTCGGCTACCGCCCTAAGCTTGGCGTGCGTTTCATCGTCAACGCGGGCATAGAGTAGCTTGCGGTACTCATACGGCGCCGAGCTGTCTTCCCTTTTCCATACGCGCTTAGTGCCCATGCTATCCTCCTTCTAGCGTAGTGTATCATTGATTGTCAATAAAGTCAAGCACTAGCGAGGGGGTGGACGCATTTGTTACCATTTGGACGCAATTTTTTGAAATGGTAACACGTGTAATTGATTGCTATAGAAAGAATAAGCCGCCGAGTGTTACATTTGGACGGATTTTCCCTGAAAACTTTCTCTTTATATATGCGACCCCTATGCTGTCTTTTTACTCTTTTTTTTATATTATGCTTTTTTATGGGATAAATAGTAACACTAGTAACAAATATGGTATAAATCTTTGCCTCGACGGCATTTATCTTAGTTACCATTAGTGTTACGATCTGTTACCATTGGACGGATTTCGGCCCATTTTGCCCTCAAATGGTAACACATATTAGCGAACGACGTTCTTTTTATCAACAAAGCCAAGCGCCGCCATATCTCCATAATCTCCAATGGTAACACTTCCGGCCTTAACCCCTCGCTGAAAATCTTTAAAAAATAATCAATTATTTTCTATTATTTAGTTGGCAAGCCCATGAGCCTATGCTATAGTTACTACATAAGGCGGACGCGATACGGCGTCGCTTATAGGAGGAAAGCATGAACGAGATTAAGGAATTGATGGCGGCCTGGGATTCGGTTTATGCGAGCTTGCGCAAAGAGTTCCCCAAGGCTAGCGACGAAATCATATATCAGATGAGTTCTGACATCATGAAAAAGAAGCTCGGACTCTAGCCCTGATGAGCCCTTGCCTAAGGGCGAAACCTAAAGGGTCTCCGGCCCCTTGATGGTCGGCAAAGGACGATAAGGAGGAAGCTACATGATCGAGTACGCAATAATGATCGAGTACGCAAGAGGCGAGGTGTTCCGCGCCGAGGATGGGACGTGGTGCGAGGTGCAAGGTGGCTTCGGGTGCCGTGGATGTCATTTTTACTATGAGGATGTTCAGTACATCCCCCTCTCCGGCCCGCCCGAGCTGATCCCCATGCAGGTTGATTTGGAAGCCTTGGGCGACAAGCGCGAGAGCAAGGTCAAGCGGATGCTGGAGGCCGCCGAACGGGCAGGGGTTCGGTGGCATAAAGACAAACCAGCAACTAACGACATCAATCCATATACGAAGTACATGGGGACGAAGCATGGCGAGCTGTGGCAAGTAGTAGGATTAGACGCCTCCTACCGCCTCGTCACCCCGCGTGAGTGGATCGCCCGGATGGACGCACAGGCCGAGAGAAACGCAAGTAAAGGGGGATCGAGCATGAATCGCACATATGTACCGAAGCCGAAGACCAACAAGGACACGACAATCGAAAAGGCAGAGAGCGAGGTGAAGGCGCTTGAGGCGCTGCTTGAGAACGCGAAAGCGAGGCTTGAGGCAGCGCGCCGGGCTTAGATTGGCCACTAGCCCGTCCAGGCGTTGCCATCGGATAGGGCTTGAGCATACCAGTAGAGCGCGGCCCGGCGCGTTATCCGGGTAGGGGTAAGCCGTGCTTGCCCTGCGAGGTGTGGCGATCCTCCAACTAATCGCCTAGCAGTGAGGCCGCAAGGGAAAGGCGGCGAGCCTCGCGAGGGGCTCCCCTGGTCGCGAGACCTTACGTTTCCGGGTCAACGCCGGACACTGCTATAGGAAGGAAGCGGGCTAGCCCCCTCCTCCCGGTCTGGAATGATGTAAGCAGCTTGAAAACTGCCGAGGGGGATGCGGATAATGGCCGGGTGCAGCGCGCCGCCGCCTCCCCTGGGGTAACTGGCGGAGTACGGAAAAGCTCGCCGATGGGGGTTCGACTCCCCCTTCCAGGCTTTAGTTCGAGGATCGATTAAAGGGGGAAGCATGACCGACGAGAGGCGCTATCAGTATGTGAGCACGAAGGGCAAGCCTGATTGGTGCCCGGCCATGATTTTGGCCGAGGTGTGGGACGAGGACGAGAAGCCTGCGGAGTGCCGCAAGGAGTTTGTCACGTGGGATGGGCGGTATTACATGGACGCAGATGGGGTTGCGTGGCTTCATGCCTCCCCCGTGCTCAAGCCCGAGCCGAAGCCAAGGTCATGGGTGTGGTGGTGGGGAGATACATGGGATGATGTCACGGACTGCGAATACATGCTCTATATGTACGCGAAAGATGATTCTGACCCTTTCATTCCCGCCCGCATAATCGACGGGGAGCTAGAGCCCGCGCCGACGGTGGCCGAGGCCCGTGCGAGGAAGGAGGCCGGGGAATGATCGAGCCCAAGATCGGAGTGCCCTTCGAGTATGAGGAGAAGTGGTATGTAGCGCGAAGAGAGGGGCTGAAAGGGTTATGCGGGCCAAAACGCGCAAAGTGCGTTTTCTACAATACTGCTTGTGAGCATATCGTGCATTGTGGTGATACATATATTCGACCCGCGCGCCTCCGCAACGCTCTCTCCGCTATCTCCCGCCTCTACGATTGGTTCTGGAGCGATGACCCGATAGCGCAGCGGTTCCGCATCGGGTATGCGGTGGTGGTGATACTCGGCCTCGCCGGGTGTGTGTTCGGCCTGGGGCTCATGGCCGGAAGGAGTGGGCTATGAGCGACGCATGGGACAACTCTGGCGATCCCGTGGAGTTCGACCACGACGGCGGGGAGTATCAAGTTAATGGCACCGTGTCACGCGATGGACACGATATTAAGATTTTGCATATATGGGAATTAGTTGAAAAGACCCCCTATAGTATATCATGGAGTCGTGATCCTGAGCCTTCAAAAATGCTTATCGTCGCCGCCCGTGAGGCCCTAGAGCGAGCGTGGTGGGATCAGCTTGACTGGCGGGAGAAGCGCAAGATCAAGAATAGGGAGGGGTGAGGATATGGATGCAAGAGAAGCGCTGAATAAGGCTCTTGAGGGTAGGACACGAGCATTCCCGTTTATTGTGCAACTGGCAAACGGCTTTGTTCTCCAACCTGGCATGGACCTTCGGGACTGGTTCGCCGGGCAAGCAACTGAGGAAGATATACAGGAGTTCATGCCTCAGACTATGGGTGCCGCTGCGGAGTTCAAGATGAGTAAAGGCTTCCTATGCACTCGGGCATACGCAAGGTATCTACATGCCGATGCCATGATGGAAGCCCGCAAGCAGGAGGCTTCCGAATGACCATAGAGCTAGCGCAAGCCCTTGTTGAGCAGGGGGATGCCGCTGATAAAATCTTGGAACTATACGACACAATCGGCGGCTTATGCCATGTCATAGATACGCTTTTCGGGCAAACTGCGGGGCTTGCAACCCACCGCCAAGCGTATGAGAACGAGCCATTTAAGGAATACATATTCCAGAAACTAGTCGAGCAATACGGAGAGGCCGGAATGAAGTTCATGGACTTTTGTGTTGCCTATGAAATGGGTAGAAGGGAGGCCCACTCGTGACCCCGCTCGGCATTCTGGCCATCGTGTGCGGAGGCTTGGCGCTGGGCATGCTGGCGGTCGTTGCGCTTATCATGTGGCTTCTCTCCCGAGTTGGGGGCAAGCATGACAAGTGATTCAGCGCTTTCCCCAACCTGCCCGAAGTGCGGAACGTTTCTTTACACGGGGATTGACGGCCAGATGTGCGCGAATGCCTTGTGCGACTACCAGGAAGCAAGGTATACGATTGACACGCAAGGCACGAGTGGGGAGGCGGTATGGCCCCCGAAGGGAGAGCTGGATGACAAGTAAACCTTGGGCAGAGATGACCAACAGGGATAAGTGCGAAGCGATGGCGGCATGGGGGAAAAACCATTCCGGTATTCTTCCATGCGATGGGTATTCATGCTCTGGTCGTGCTGTAAGATACGGCTTGCGCGATTGCCCTGGCCCTTGTCCTATGGTTGAGGCTGACGACTCATGCCCCGACATTGCCGACCGGCTTCTCAAGGAGGGGAAGGTATGACGGATTATAAAGCTTTATACGATGCTGAATGTAAGCATGATCGCGATGAGCGGGCCAAGGTCGCCGCGCTAGAGGCTGAGGTTCGCAGCCTATGGAGTCGCAACGAAGAACTAGAGCAAGCGATAAAGAATAGTGACACTATAAGGGCTCTTCAACACCGCGCCTTAGACCAACAGGCTACAAATGCTGGTAAGCTAGAGGCCCAGGTCGCTCGCTTGCTCTCGGCGCTCAAGGAAGCACGGGAGGGAGGATACGCGGAAAAGTTCGAGGAGTGGAAGACGGCTAGCGAGGTCGTAGGATGCGGGCTACCACTTGATGATCAACGCTATCTAGCCTATCGCGCCGGGTGGGAAACCGCCCTCGATGCGATCCTCGCCAAGTGCATGCTCTATGGGTTCCCCCGATGCGCTTTATGATGAAAACAAGAAAGCGCAAATCATAAATGATTGGAACACGCGCGCCGGGGCGTAGAACAACGATTTCAACTTGACTCAAACGAGTCAGTGGATCGACGGATGAAGGGGGAGTGATGGAAGAGCTAAAGCCGTGTCCATTCTGCGGGCGTGATGCAAGCGCCGAGGGGAAAGTGAACTATAAGAACAGCCTCAAGAAAAAAAGCGAAAGGAATGCGTGGTGGGCCGATGGTACGCCTATTGACATGGCGTATTTTTGCAACTGCATGAGTTGCGGGGCGTCGAATCAAGGGCTATTAGGCCATCGAACAAAAGCGGAAGCCATAGAGCAATGGAATACGCGCACGCCGCCCCCGTCCGACAGTGAGAAAGGAAGGTAGGAGATGAGAAGACTATGTTACATCGTTCCCGTGGCGCTTAGCGTCGTCGTCGGCTATCTGATTTGGGGCCTCGCGGCTCCAGCGCTCGCAGGGCTTATACCCTCCGGGGAGTGGCAAGGATTCATTCAGGTAGTCGTATACCTTGGAGTCGGGGCCCTCGGTGGTGTAGGCATCCCGATACTAGTCCTTGTGCTCGGAATCAAGGTTATCGTTGAGGCCGCCGAATGACCCCGCCAACGATAGACCTCTCCACCTGCGAGCCGGGGGATCGGGTGAGGCTCAGGGACGGGAGACGTGGGAAGTACAAAGGGTATAAGCAAGGATGGTATGTCGTTAAACATAAGGGTGGGTTTTGGTGGTATCGTGAGAACGAAGGCAAGACCCAATTTCCGACGAGCATAGACATCGTAGCCATTCTCGGCCCCTCGATATGGGAGCGGGTGAGAAGGTGGATAAGGAGGCGCACGAATGCCAACATTCGATGATTATGTGATCTACATAGGGGCGCTTGTAAGCGCATACGGCGTCGAGCTTGATGTGCTGGCCTGGGAAGCGATCAAAGCGCGACTAAAGGAGGCCGAGAATGTGGGAAGACCCTAAGTGCGAGAGATGCGGCAAGCAGGGTGATGATGTAACGTATGAGCCCGATCCGTATGCGCAGGAGATTCGCAATAATGATACTCCGGTATGGATGTGCGCCGATTGCAGGCGTGAAAGTTCCCGCGATATATAAGGAGGTCGAGCATGTTTGAACGCTTAAGAGGTTTCATCACCGATAGGGGCCGCAAGGTAGACCGGCATTGGCCCTGCGGCGCGGGCTCCGTAGTCACTGGCGAGTACGGATGGCAGGATAACCCACTCAAGTCAGGGGAGCGGCGCTTCCACACGGGAATCGATATCAAGTGCGCAGGTGGCCTGCTACTAGCCTGCGAACCTGGCTATGTGATCTGGCGGGCCGAGCTTCACCCGATATGGGGTAACGTAGTGGGGATCGAATGGGAGTCCGGGTACTTCTCAGTATATTGCCACATGGCGAGCAAGCCAGATCGAATCGGCAAGGAGTACGAGGCGTGCGAAGTAGTCGGCAAGCAGGGCAACACGGGCCTGAGCATCAGCTCGCACCTTCACTTCCAAGTTATGACGCAGTGGATAGTGAAGGCCGACACAGGCGAACCCCGGTTCGGGAACTTCGACCCAAGTATCGGTAAGCATATCAACCCGCGTAAGTGGCTTCCAAAGGAGATTATATGACATTCCTAGTTCTACGCTCAAGCGAGCGGATCGCGGTTGCGGACGTGCAAAAGACGGTAGACTTTGATACTATCGAGGACTTGGCCGATTTTGCGCGAAGTTTTAGCAAGGTGACGCTGGGCTATTATAAGCCGCGCCACTCGTTCTATATTGAGATTAAGGATAAGGGGGCGGAATGATGATTGAGACTTTAGTGCTTGCATTGCTTTTTATTCTTACCGGAATAACGTGGTATCGTGCAGGATATGCTGCAGGAAGTCGTGACGTAATACACGACGCCCGTGAATCCGACCGCCTCTACCAGGAATCCCTTAAATCATGGAAAGGCGAAATATGAAGATAGAGATTAAGCTAGGGGCGCATGTTGCAAGCTATGACGATGGCAACGATAACGCGAGCGACTATAACGCCTACGAGCTTTTGACGCACTTCTATACCTTGCTCGCGGCTCATGGGTTTGTGATTGGCCCCGACACGCTGAAAGATTGGGCCGAGAATCCGCATGAATATAGTTGACAAGATAGTTGGCATGGTGTAGCATGTCTTAAGCGCATACAGATGCGCGCAAGTGTAGACGGTTTGTAGAGGCAAGGCAGGCAGGGCCGGGCGTGGCCGGGCGTGGCGAGGTTTGTCGAGGCGGGGCAGGCATGGCAAGGTATGGCGTGGATCGGCCTGGCTGGGCTAAACTGGCTTGACTTACCTAAAGTAAAAATATACAATAGCTTTTTATGCCTTTCGGGGCGCGGGGGGGGTCCTCCACTCGTGCGGGATATTGGCCGCAGATGTCGAGCATCCCCTTTTGCGGGGCGTTAAGGCGCACGCGCCTACGACCGTATGCCACCGGCACCCCGCGCCCCGCCCGGCCTTTTTTGTCCCGACTTTGCACCGACTTTGCACCGACTTTGCACGGCGTGTCGTATAACGTTGCATAAATGTTGTATAATTATGCGACAATGGAGGAACCTTGGACGACTATTTTGCATTGGCGAAACAAGCGATAAACCGTGGCTTCATCGAATCGACCTTCTTTACGCCCGGCGCGAAGTGGATCGGCAATCGCTACGAGACGCGAAGCCCCTTGCGTCCGCAAAATAAAATCCATTCGTTCAAGATCGAGGACAAGGGCGCTGGCGTCTATGTCTACTACGACCACGCGACGCAAGATGGCGGGGACATCATCGACCTCTACGCCAAGATGCAAAGCGTCAAGCCGCTGGAGGCCGCCCGCATGATCGCGGGGCTCCCTCGTAAGGAAGGCAAGGCAAGGCCCGAGAGCGCCGAGGTATTTACCTTTGGCTTTGCGCCCGAGGATCAAGCGCCTACCTTCTACGGCGCAACGCACGTATGGGAGTACCGCGAGCGCGATAACCAGATCGCCTATTACGTCGCCCGATCCGAGACGCCAACGGGCAAGAAGTTCACCCCGGCGTACTGGGACGGTACAAAATACGTCTATAAAATGCCCCGCAACTATAAAGAAAGACGTTTGCTTTTGCGACTTCCTGAGCTACTTGATACCGAGCTACCTATTCTCATAACCGAGGGAGAGAAGGCGGCAAGCGTCAACGTGCCCGGCTACTTCGTGACATCGTGGCATGGCGGGAGCGCCGCGGCCAAGTACGCCGACTGCTCACCTCTCTTGGGCCGCCACGTGATCTTGCTTCCCGACCGGGACGAGCCTGGTAAGAAAGCAATGGATGGCATCGCGGCTAAACTCTCCGGGGCTGCGTCCTTAAAGATCGCAACCGTTGACTATGCCAAAAACGACGGGCGCGACATTGCCGACATGGATAGTCAAGAAATCGAAGCTTTGATTGCGAGCGCGCGGCCCTTTGCCGAGCTTGCGCTAGAGGCGGCGCGGATCAAGGCTACCTATGGGCTCCATGACCAAGGCAATGCCGAGCGATTGTATAGGGATTGGAACACCGAGGCCCGCTGGAATGTCGACCAAGGCAAGTGGCATATTTACAAGAACGGGCTATGGCGCATCGATGACTTAGGCGCGATGCGCAGGATGGCGGTACGGACAATCAAGTGGATCGCGGACGAGGCGCAAGAGGCAGAGGATGACGCTAAAAAGTTTATAGCCAAGCATGCCCACGTTTCGCAGAATCTTAGCCGGATCAAGGCCGCGATCGAAGGCTTCCAGGTGATGGAAGATATATCGTTGCACGAGGTCGCCTTCGACCGTAGCCCCGATTTAATCCCGGCCCTCAATGGCGTCATCGATTTACAAACAGGCGAGCTAAAGCCCCATGACAAGGACTACCTATTCTCTCGCGGGCTCCCCGTCAACTATAACACAGGGGCTAAGTGTCCGCGCTTCCTTGAGTTCTTGGCCCGCATCTTCGCGAATAACCTGGACGTGGTGCCGTGGCTCCAATCGTTTTTCGGCTACGCATTGACCGGCCACACGTCGGCGCACCTCTTCCCGATCTTTTTAGGCACGGGCGCCAATGGCAAGTCAACGCTCATCGAGATTGTGAGCGCGGTGCTGGATGAGTTCTACGCCCCGGTCCGCGCGGACTCGCTCATGATAAGTAAGCACGGCGACAACGGGCGGGCCGACTTGGCGACGCTCCGGGGCAAGCGGCTTGTGGTGGCAAGCGAGAGCGACGACGGGGCGCGGCTCTCGACCTCGACGGTCAAAGAAATAACCGGAGGCGATGAGATAGCGTGTCGCTTTCTGTATGGTCAATTTTTCAAATACCGCCCGACATGGAAAATAATCCTCGTGACCAATCACAGGCCCCGTGTCACCGAGCAGGATGAAGGTATATGGCGGCGCTTCCGGCAAATACCGTTTGCCGTTACAATCCCAGAGGCCGAGCGTGACCCCAACCTAGCGCGCAATATCATTGACAATGAATTGGAAGGCGTGTTAGCATGGATGGTACGCGGTGCGATTGTGTGGTACTCGGCCAACCGTAAGATATCCGATACCGATTCAATCAGGCAGTACACCCAAGAGTACCGTGAAGCGGAGGACATGATCGGGCGGTTTATCGGCGACCGGTGCATATTAGGCGTGAGCAACGAGGTAAAAGCGGAGGGAATCTATAAAGCCTATAAAGAGTGGACGCAAGACGAGGGAGAATATACCCTTAGTGCAAACAAGTTCGGGCGAGCCCTTACCGAGAGAGGGATCGGACGCCGCACAAGTGGCGTGCGAATCTATACCGGCATCTCGCTACGGCCTAGCGAATGAAAGCGAATGGCAGGAGGACTGGGAATAGATGATAAACAAATACGCTTCATGCTGCACTGGATTATCAGAACACAAAATAGCCGATATAACCTGCATTGATGACAAAGTACGTCATGGTGTTTGTTTATCTTGTAACATGCGCTTTATAGGCCCTCTTAATCTGGATGTATGGCGGCCCACACGTTATAGCCTATGGGCCAAAGAAGCAAGCGAATGAAGCTTATCGACTTCACCGCCGCGTGGAAGGACTATGCTCGGGCCCGCCGTGGCGACAAGATCAAGGACGGAAAGAAGCTAGCCGCCATGATCGACGATCTTATTGACCGCATGCATGTATTAGAGAAGCTAGCCGAAAACATCCCGGTTGACGAGAGCATGATTATGCGGCATGTGGAGGACGCACTGAATGCAGGTATACAAGAAACTATTCGAGCATCAAAGGCATGCAGTATCGAAGATGTTCAGCGCGGGGAAGATCGGGGCCCTCTACATGGAGATGGGCACCGGCAAGACTTTGACATCTTTTGAGATTATAGCCAAGTATGGTTTTGCCCGCGTCCTGCTTGTCGTCCCGAAGGCCCTTATGGATTCGTGGCAAGAGCAGCTTGACGAGCATACCGACCGCGAGTATGTCTACATAAAGTGGGATAGTGTGAAGGCAACGAGCATCGCATGGATGCGCATTTGGGACTCGCTTAAATGGACAAACCACTGGGAAGGCAGGACTGCTTTTTTCTGCGTCAACGTCGAAGCCCTCCAGAATGCCGACAAGTATGGTCGGCTACGCAACGCCGACCTTGCACAAAAGTTGAAGGAGTTTTGTGTAGGCGATACACTTTTAATCATTGACGAAGCGTCCAAGGTCAAGAGCCCCACCGCCAACCGCTCGAAGGCCCTTGCCAATATCGCCCGCCTTTGTAGCCATCGGCTCATGCTTACGGGCACCGAGATAACCAACTCGCCGCTTGACTTGTATATGCCGTGGTACATTCTTGACCAGGCATTTTGGGCGGAGAAAAACTTCTTTCTATGGCGCGCCAGGTATTCTATTATCGTCAACCGCACCTTGTCGGGGGGGCGCTCGTATCCTGAAATCATCGGCTATCGGGACCTCGATAGGCTTATGCAAAAGATCGAGCCCTTCACATTCCGAGCCAAGAAAGCCGATTGCCTTGACCTTCCCGAAAAGATATTCGTGACCATGCATATCGATTTGTCGGCCCCCGAGAAAGCGGCATACAAACAGCTCAAGCGCGAGCTTATGGTGAGCATCGAGCAAGGCACTTTCGAGCTTGACAATCGGCAAGCCTTGTTTGCCAAGTTTAGGCAATTGACGGGCGGCTTTTTCCTTGACGAATGCGGGACGGCGTGGCGTGTGGGGCGTAGTAAGATTGACGCGCTCTTTGCCGATCTTGAGGATACCGACGAACAAGCAATTATTTTTGCCGTGCATCGGGCCGACATCGAAAGCATCGCTACCTATCTTAATGATGCGATAGATAAGAAACGATGGAGCTATGCAACGTACTACGGCGACGATGACGACAAGGCACGGGCCGAGGCCATCGAGGCGCACCGATCCGGGGCGGCACGCTTGTTGATCGCCAACCCCGCATGCGCGGGCTACGGGCTCAACCTCCAGCACTGCCACTTAGTATACTGGTATAGCTTGCCCACGAGCCCCGAGATTGTATGGCAAGCGGAGGATCGCATACACCGGCCCGGACAGCACAGCCCGTGCGTGTACAAAAGGCTTATAGCCAGGGGCACAATCGACGAGCGGCTAGAGGAGCTACTAGCCAATAAGAAAAGCCTTGCCTCTGCGCTCTCATCGAACGATATTGACGCGATCAAGGCATTGTGCGGGGGTGAGTTTTGACCAAGGTATGCAAGGGATGTGGGCGTGAGTTACCGATAAGCAAGTTCGCGCGCGATGACCGAATGCTTGACGGGCATCTAAACTATTGTAACCCGTGCCGCCATAGCCGAAGCTCATGGAAAGACCCGCCCAGGGTGAGACGTAGGAAGAGTGACGAGCTTGTATCGCTTGGGCAGAAACCACTCAAAAGGCCGACAACAGAACCTAGAAAGTCGGTATGCGAGGCAATAGAATATATACGCAAGGTATGCCGGGAGCAAGGGTACATCACCACAAAGGAGCTTTTAGGTATTAGGATATTTGTGCGCCGCGATGCTATATCATGGCTTACCGATAATGATACATTCTACGAGGACGATAGCCAATGGAAGCCTGAATGGTATAGTTTTTTATGGGCAAACAACCCGAAAATAGTTGACAAGCAAGACGCGATAGTGTAAGCTTAGGTGAAGGAGGACATTATGCGTATTGACAAAGATTTCCCAGGCTTGCAGGACATGGGCGGCTGGTACAAGTACGAAGGCAACATCGAGACCGAAGAAAGCCTTGAAATACTTGTACCGCTCGAAGTAACCGAGTTCATCAGCGCCGGGGAGTTCATCCGCGCCGGGGAGTCCATCAGCGCCGGGGAGTCCATCCGCGCCGGGGGGTGCATCGACGCCGGGGGGTTCATCGGCGCCGGGGGGTTCATCAGAGCGCGG